TTTATTATATTCGTCTCTGATAAATTGTATTTGCTCGTCATCAACTGTTCGATTTTTTTCATGAGATTTTATTTTATCATAATTATTTCTATGAAAATATTTATTTTCATCCGTATATACGTCTGGATGAATATTACGCCAACTTTTCCCCTACCAAATATCATTAAATGTATTTATACTAATTTTATCGGCATATTTTTGATATATTTCATTTTTATTTTTATGATTCTTGTATGCCTCTCTGATGTCCCACACTTCTTCAACCGTCATCTTTGCGTTTGGATTATTCTCATTTAATAAATTAGAATTTGAATCTCCGCCAGGCGATATATTATAACCAACATTGTGGTCTGTTGAATTAAATTTATCTATATAATATATTTCACGTTCATTTAATATTGTTTCGTCACATTCCTCAAGAACATCAAAAGAAAATGAACTAATTCCATATTTACGCATTGCATTATATAAATAAGAATGTTCTCTCTCTGATTCATTTTTGTATTTACGCTTATGTTCCGCCCATCTTCTTTTGATATCTTTTGATTGCCCTATATATATTTTATTATTAACAAGATTACGTATAATATAAATTCCAATCATAATTTCTTTCTCGGTATTGTCCTAAACACATTGGCGAATATTTAGGAGTTTCACCGATAGCATATTTAATAAAAATATACCCCAATTTGTAAAATTGGTTCACACCGTTTTCATTTGTATATTACTATACAAAGGCACCCTAATTAATGCACTGAAATCCAACTCTTAATACCTTCCCAACGCCATCTTATTGTAATCAGGCGGATCGGCGAATGCTCAGAAACAAGAAGGTTGTGAATAAATTCTCGACTTGGTTCATTATCGGTCGCATCTTTATTGACTGTGTTCCGACATTCATTCTTCGCAGCTTTCCAATCGGCACTAATATTTAATATTTTAATCATGTAAACATACTCCTTTATTACTCCACAATTCTTCCCGGACAAGCTCTTTATCAATGTCTTCGAATGGTATGTGTGTCTCATAGTATCCTTTACATACAACGACGTCATATTCCTGATCACCGGAAAAATTCAGCACATAAACCATTGTGTCCCCAGTTCCCGTCTGATAGCAAAAATTATCCGGATTATCACGGAAATATTTGACAGCACGTTTGATATACTCTCGGATATCTTCCTCTTTTAATTCTTTACAGTCTTTCCCGCCGAAATACCAGAAATTTTCCGGGAATTTTACTGTTTCTGCGGTAATTGTTTTATCCAAATCATCTATATCTAAAAACTCTTCATGCATACAAACCGGACATGTGATAACCGCAGATCCAACATAACCTTCGTGTACATCCTCCTCGTCTACCAACAAGAGAGAATCGCAATATGAACATGTATGTTTTATAGGCCATTTAATCTTTGGCTTGTTATTATTTAATACCTTCATCTAAACCACCTTCGAAATATTCTTTCTCCATTGTCACCATATTTTAATACAATGACTTCTGGACATATATATATTCGGACTTTATCCCATTGAATAATAGTTATATCATTCTGAATGGTGTATATTTCCGGCAAAAAAATTTCATGATTTTTCTCCCCTTGTTTAATACATAACCTATTTTATCACATAGGGCGTACCTTGTCAACTATTTAATTTATTATTTTCAGGAAATTTTCTTCGGATATAATCGGAACACCAAGTTCCTTGGCTTTTTTGTTTTTACTGGAAGAACTTTCTGTGTCATTATTAATAAGATAACTAGTATTCTTACTCACAGATCCTACAACCTTACCTCCGAGAGATTCAATTTTTGCTTGCAGTTCATTTCTATTTTTGAAATGATATACAGAACCAGTAACAACAAATGTTTTACCGGCTAAAGGATAATTGCCCTCCGGCTTATTCATTACTTCTTCTTTCTTAAACCTAACCTCTCGTGCAACATCATCCATCTGCCAGTCATTATTAGCCCACCATTTGTGGATGTTAGCGTTAAGGATTGGTCCAATGCCAGGAATTGTATCGAAGTGGAATCTATAATTGCAAGCATCCCGAAATTCTTCAAATGTTTTGAATTTGGAGCAAATCAATTTGCTCTGACCTTCGCCGATATTAGGGATACTGAAAGCACACAAGAAATGCATCAAGTCAACATCCCGACTTGCTTCAATTGCATCCAGAAGATTGTCAATGGATTTCTTGCCAAAGCCTTCAATTTTATATAGGTCTTTTCGGTAATCACCGAGATAATAGATATTAACAAATACATGATCGAGGAAGCCAAGCTGCAAAAATTTCTCAAGAGTAGCTTCAGAAAGACCATTGATATCCATACCCTTCTTAGACACAAAGGTTGCCCATTTGCCAAGCAATTTGCCGGAACAAACATCATTGGTACAATAAAGCACCTCTGAAGAATTCTCTTTTACAATTTTTGTCGGCGCTCCGCAGATAGGACACTCGGTCGGAATACTTAACGTATTACTTCTGGTTAAATTGTCATCAATCGCAGGAATAACCATATTTGAGCGGTAAATGGTTACCGTATCTCCAATGCCAAGTTCGAGGTCTTTAATATATGTAATATTATGAAGCGTTACACGAGAAGTTATGGCGCCATCTAAATCTACTGGATCGACAATTCCGGTTGGAAACAGTACTCCAGTTTTCCCGACGTTCCATTCGACATCCCTAAGAGTAGTCTCATGTGTATCATCCTTCCACTTGAGAGCCATACGGCAAGATTCGTGATGTTCTGTTTTTCCGAGACCCTTCGAAACATTTTTGCTGTTAATTTCAAAAATCAGTCCATCATATGGATATTTATCGTACTGAACAGAATTTGTTGACATATCAACAATGCTGTCTAATGAATAACTATTAATGTGCCTCTTTGTTCTAGTTACAGTCTCAAATCCAATTGAATTAAGCCATGCAAGTTCCACTAATTTGCTATCATTAATATCCGTTACACACTCAAATACAACGAATGAAAGTTCTCTGTCTTTAACAACATTTAAATCCAACTGGCGGAGTGTTCCAGCTGCAAGGTTTCTTGGATGTGAATACTTATCTGTCAGATTTTCATTAATCCGATTAAATTCGTCCCAGGACATCACGCACTCGCCACGAAGTTCAAGTCTATTTTTATATGGAATCTTCATTGGTAGATTTTTTATAAATCTACACGCTTCTGTTACGTCTTCTCCGACAATACCGTTGCCACGGGTAATTCCTTGTGCAAATTCTCCATTGTCATAAATAACAACCAGTGTAAGTCCATCAAGTTTCCCGGAACAATACCACGAATAATTGCCGAGGAACTTTTTAATTTCATTTACATCTTTTGTTTTTGCAGCGGACAGCATTGGTTTGCTGTGCTGAACCTTCTTAAAACCATCGAGAAGATAACCTTGGACTTTTTGTGTAGGAGATCCTGCGAGTACAATGCCCTCTTCTTTCTCCAGCTCTACAAGCTCGTCATAAAGTTCGTCGTAAGCCTTGTCTGTCATTATAGGATTATCATTTTTATAATAAGCAACACAAGCTTTATTTAATATATCAATAAGTTCTCTCATTCTTTTTATCATATCTATACTCCGTATTTATACCATACATCTTATATCTATCAGATACATTGTTATACCGCAGACCAGTCCGATCAGTGGCAGATGAGTAACCACAAGGACATTTCCAAATAACTTGGGTTATACCATAGCTATACGACATACTCCAATCCATATACCTTCCACACTTTGGACACTGCATCATGATGTTTCCTCCTCGTTTTCAATTTCCTGTGCCTCTTCCATATCTGGAGCGTCAGCCTCGGCTTTGACAATTCCTTCCAAACATTTAAAGCTGAAATTTTTATGCTTATAAGCAGTAAACTTCGGGCGGTTAATAATTCTGACTACAACACCTTCTCTAACGTGATTTTTGCCGACAGGATCTGGACCATCATAAAATTGCTCGGCGATACTTTTAACAACATCACCAGCGCTACATTCTGAAAATCCTTTCAGGAATCCTTTCCAAAAAACCGGAACGCACTTGCATCCCATTTGCTCACATCTATATCTCATATAATCGGGAGTATACTCTACAATATCACCATCTTCGTTAGTCATAGTCATACGATAGACATAAAAATCTGAATTAGGAACATCACATCCATATGAAAATGTTGTTGTTTTCCCGTACCGTTTAATAAAATCTTTGTCATTTGTTTTCTTGTTATCAACCGTTCCCATTATGGGAGCACCAGTTGT